TGAGTCTGACTTAGCAAAAGTTAGAATTATTGGTTTGAGTAAAGTAATCATTTGGGTTAGAATAGTTTAAATTTTTTATCTTTTTTAGGCTTAGCTTTAACAATAGGTACTATGTCCTGACATACCTTAGACATAGGTGTGCCGGGTCTATACATAAAACCTTTTTTCATTAAATCTGCACATTTGTGTGCTCGTGTAATTTCATACTCGAGCTTCATCTTTTCTTCTTGGCGTTTAGCCAGTTCTTTACATTGTTTGTAACCTGTTTTATCTAGAGGTACCATAAAATTAATTTGGAACCCCCAGTTTTCTGCCAACGTATAGCTTGTAGGTTGCATAAACTCATCAAGCGGTTTAGTATGATTGCCCATATAAAACGGTTGGAATGTCATTGTACTGCCATTACAACTTATATTAGGACCATAATACTGTCTACTTTGTGCTCCATTGTTTTGAAATTGCACAGCTTGATTTGTGACATTTCCCGTCGCAGCGGCCACAGGGTTACTTACGTTGTTATCCTCACCTTCAGCAAGTACGGGTGTACCTATTGAGAGAAGATAGAGTAAGATGAAGTAGTTGAATCTGTTTCGATTGTTCTGTCTATTGTTATAGTTTCGATAGTACCAGCGTCTCTGGTTGTGATCTGTAGATCCCAATCCGTTGCGTTGGATGTGGGAGTGTATACTGTGTCTGCGTGTCCAATACCTCCGGCACCAGTTATAGTAATATTTGTACCGCTGTAAGATTCTGAAGCTGATCCCTCGATCTCGTGTACTATCTCCTCTGTTATTGTTTGTTGTGTTGTGGTTGTTGACTGCATACTTCCTGTTGTAAAGGAAGGAGTCACGGTGTTTGCTCTTGCTATGCTGGGTGATATCAGAGCTAAGAGAAGAATCCATTTCTTCATTGTTTTGGTTTGTCTGTTTTTTGCATTGGGCAGTTTATTGGGGTTTTAGAATTGCCATTAGATTTGCCTGTAGTCAAACCGAAAGTTGCCAAAGCTCCCGTAAAGACGCTGGCGACGAACGTGATATCGCTGTTTCCAGACTTCTTTACCATCGGTATTTCTACATAATTCATAGTAATAATAAAACCAGACCAAACTACTACACCTAATCTTACAAAGGTTCCCAGTATTTCAATTTGATGTTCTTTGTCCTCTGCGGCATCTTTTAGTTTACTTAAGAGTCCTTTCTTTTTTTCTTCTGGCGGTTTTCCTTCCATTTATTTATTTTACCTTGTAGGAACTTCTGTAGTCTTTTTTTAATATTTTCTATAATCGGCTGTGTAAAAGTTGTAGCAGCAACTGCTGTAACAGCTGCTATGCTAGTTGTAACTAATACTTCAGTCGAAGGTATAGGTATTGGTGGTAAGGGTGGTATATTTAGTTTTGGAGTTGCTGGGACCTCAGTTTCAGTTGTTTTTGGTTTTACTCCCTTTTCATCTCGAAGATCGCTAGGAGGTACAACCATAGGAACGTAATAAGGTACGTCAGCTGTTGGTAAAGGTATTTCTACCGTTTTTATTTTTGTTATGCTGGGGATAAGGATGCTTGGAATGTTTTCCATGATTCTTTTACCGCATCTGTCCAAACTGCATTACATATAGCAGTAACCTCTGCTGGTTCTGCACTTATGTCTGAATCTGGTTGTAAAACATATCTTTCAAAAGATCTTGTTAATTCTTTGCCATCTTTTTTAATGACTGTTGCTTTGCGGACTTGTACCGCTTTATATTGACCGACAATTTCTATCTTGTCGTATTCTATTGATTCGCTTAATGCCATAATTTATGCTGCTTGATATGTATGATTAAAAGCTAAATAGTGATTACTTGTAGCACCTAGTCCACCAAACTGGTTTGCAGTTACAGCAGTCCAAGATTGACTATATCTAGTAATGGTAAGATAACCATTGCTAGTATTACCAGAACTTTCAAGAAACATTCCTATATCAGAACTTTCATCTAATGTGACACCATGTGTTGCGACAGAAGACATTCCACCGTTAGAAACTTCAGTCCCTGCGGCAGCAGTAAAAGGTAATGATATTCGAGCTTGACCACTCATACTATTGTTAACTATGTATAACCTTATTCTTCCATGTACATGAACAATGTTTCCTACTTTTGTGTAAGCTAACGTATCGTCAGTACCGTAAAGAGCTATACTTCCAGCTGACTGTCCTGTGAGGGTAACTGTGTAAGTACCTTCTTCATAGTCGTCGAGATAGTTATCTGCACTTGAAGTTCCAAATCTTACACCACCACTTAGTACTACATCTCTCCAACGATAACCAGTATGATAACCTAAATCTAAATTTGCATCGGTTCGTGGATAAGTATGTCCAATAAAAGAATTACCTTCTCCATTTACATACCAAACCTGAGAGTTTGCAGTTGTATCGTATAGTTTTATTGCAGAACCTTCTGATGTTACTGTATTAATAACAATTTTTTGTCCATTATAAGTTAATCCAGCTTCACCATTTAAAGTATCAGTAGTAGCAGTAGAGGTAATAACTCTATTATCACCTTGGTTGTTTATTGTTGTGCCAGAAGGAATATTTATTGTTTCAAAAGCTGGAGGTGAACCAGCTCCTGTTGATGTTAGTACTTGTCCGTCTGTACCGGGACCAACTGTTGTAGGATTACCAGATGCGTCATATGTTATTACATGACCATCTGTACCAGCTTTCATTTCAGTTATACCAATAGCATCATTAGCTACTTTAGCTTCAGTTACAGCATCATCAGCTATACCTGTAGTTTTGACTTGAGTTAATGCCATTAGCCTAAACCTTCTGATTTACGATAATCTGACCATGCAGTCTTAACTTCATCTGTCCAAGCTGCATTACATATAGCTTTTACTTCGTCTGGTTCTTTACTTATGTCTTGATGAGGAGCTACTGAATGTCGATTAAACGCTCTTGTTAATTCTTTGCCATCTTTTGTGATGACTATTGCTTTTCTTATTTGTACATGTTTGTACGGTCCTACGACTTCTATTTTGTCGTATTCTATTGTTTCTGTTAATGCCATAATTTATGCTGTACGATAATTAAATCCAAATGTGATACTACCAGTTGATTGCACCATAGAGCTGTGTCTTAAATAATCATTAGATCCTGTTGACAGAGAAGATGTCATAAAACGGACATCTGTACCAGAGACATAACATCTAACCATCTCTGAAAATTTATTGTTTTTAGAAGCACTAACAGCACCACTACCACTAAATCCACCACTATTAGTAAATGGTAGTCCACTTACTATTATTGAGTCATTAGAAGATGTATCACTAATTGCAGTTATACTTGCACCACCAATAACCAATTTACCAATTTTGACATACCATGGATTGTTAATGTTTGCAGTTCCGGTGTTAATTGTACCTGTCCACTCTCCACATTCATAATCATCAAGCAATTCAGATTCATTACTAACACCAGTACCATCAGCAGTTGCAGAAAAGTCAATACCGTTTCCAGAGTTGAAGCTAATATTATTTGCTCCACCAGCTGCAACGCCTGTTAAGTTAGATCCATCAATCGCTGGTAAAGTACCTGTGATGTTAGCTGCAGGAATGTTAGTTAAAGAAGCTCCAGATCCACTAAATGTTGTTGCTGTAGCAGTTCCTGTTATTGTAACTCCAGTTGCGGTTGTGGCTAATTTTGTAGCACTCGAAGCACTACCACCAGCATTTGCTGTTACATAGTTTAGATTTACAAAACCGTGTTGACTTGCACCAACAGCAGCACATTGTATTCTTGCAACTTCATGTGCAGTACTATCAGAAGAACCAAAAGTAATTTTTTGTCCAGAATTACTTAACCATATATCATCTGATAAGCCATCAATTACTATAGAGTTCTGTTGAACATATCCACCGTTAGCATCTGTAGCTGCTGTTTTTCTTTTAATTTCAGCGTAGGAAGCAAGATCAATTTTGTCATCACCCTCAATTTTAATATTATTACCATTAGTTTCTAAGTTACCGCCTAGTTCTGGTGTTGTATCAGCTACTAAATCTGTGTTAACAGTCTCAAACGTAGGATCTGCTCCGTTGTTTGATCTTAAGAACTTACCATTACTAGAACCATCTCCATGTGGTAATTTGGCTAGTGTTACTGCTTGATCTGCAATCTTGTCTGTAGTAACTGCACCATTTATAATTTTAGCTGTACTTACTGTTCCATCTCCCGGTGTAGGAATTGTTACAGCAGAACCTATCTGTATAATAAATACAGAATCTCCACTTTGTAAGTTAGCACCAAATACAATAGTATTACTATCTACAAGTGCAAAACCTTCGCTAGGTGCAGATGTGCCTGTGTTAGCTTTTTGTACAACACCATTAATAGAAACTATTAACTGTGCTGCATTTGTTACACTAGCTGCTGCTCCTGAGTTACTAACTTCTCTAAGGTCATATGTAGCTATACTTCCATTAAATGTTGGTGCTCCACTACCACCAGCTGGGCATAAAAATAGATATTTAAATTCACCAGTTGATGTTACTTCTTTCCATGCTGATGTAGTACCATCATACACTTTCATTTTGTTAGCGTTAGTGTCATATACTAAATCACCAGCATCATTACTAGATCCCGGTTCACCAGCATTTACACGATAACGAGCGTTAAAGTCATTTATATCATCACTAAGCTGTTTAACATCAGTTTCAGCTGCAAGTATTTTATGGTAATTATATGTTTGACTAGATCCAGTAGATGAAACCATTAGACCTACACCTGTAGCTAATGTTTCTCCATATAGACTAGATGGGAAATTATTTATTGTTACGTTATCAGATCCATTACCTACAGTTCTTGCAGTAGTAGATGTACCACTACCACTAACTACCATACCAGCTGCATCTGAAATACTAATTACAACACCAGCACCGGGTTGAGATGTTGGGAAGTTATCTTCATCTGCTATAACTTCTAATCCACCAATAGGTGCAATTTGTGCTGCAACATAATCTACTACAGCTCCAGATGTAGGAATGTGAGAGTCACTATTAGATATAGTTGTTTGTTCACAACCTATCTTAGCAATGGTTACTGAGTCAGCAGCAAGTTTATCTGTGGTTACGTTAGCGTCAGTAATTTTAGATGTTGTTACTGAGTTAGAAGCAAGCTTTGCATCTGTAACCTGTGCACCACCAATATGAGCTGTATCAATTGATCCGTCAACGTAATGTTCAGAATCTATACTGTCATCAGCTATCTTTGCATTAGTAATAGCATCTGCAGCTATTTTAGCTGTAGTTACGTTAAAATCTGCTATGTGAACTGTATCTATACTACCATCTGTATAATGCTCAGAATCTATAGCATCGTCTGCTATTTTAGCACCTGTTACTGCATCAGCACCAAGAGCTGTAGTATCTACAGAACCTGCTGCATAATGTTCAGCATCAATAGAGTCAGCTGCTAAATGTTCAGAATCTACAGCGTCGTCAGCTATCTTAGCTCCAGTAATTGCGTCAGCTGCAATCTTAGCTGTAGTTACATTTAAGTCTGTAATTTTAACAGTAGTTACTGCGTCAGATGCTAAATCAGCAGCTACTATTGAACCATCAACAATTTTAGATGAGTCAACAGAGTTAGATGATAAGTGTGCGAGATCAACTGAACCGTCTGCAATATGTTCTGAATTAATTGCATCATCAGCAACCTTAGCTCCTGTTATTGCATCTGCTGCTATCATTCCAGTTGCTACAGTTCCTGTGTCTCCAGTTGTAACGACTGTACCTGTGGTATCAGGAAACGTAATAGTTTTGTCTGACGTAGGGTCAGCTACTGTTATAGTTGTTTCAAAATTATTATCTGTAGAACCTTCAAAAGATATATCAACATTCTCACCCATGTGCAGATTACCTGTCATGGTACCACCACGAGAAGATAACTTTTGCTCGTCGTACTCCATAGCTTTACGCATTACTTGGAGTTGGTTATTATTAAGGTCTGCAGATGTAACCGAAGCTCCGGGAGAATAGGTTGCTCTTGGTGTAGGAGCACCCATATCCGTAACTGGTTGTATTACAACAGCATTAGTACTTGCTAAATTAGCTCCACCAATGTGAACTGTTTTATTAGTAAAATCTACTGTATATTCTCTGGGATCGGCGGATTCATTAATTGTGCTAGTAGTAAAAGTAAGTTTAACGTTATCTAGTTCTACTTCTACTTCTGAAGCTTTAAATACATCAAAACTCCCTGAGTAGCTAAATGTATTTGCTGTGCCGTTATTAACATTACCGGCTATAGTTTTTTTTGTATGTGCCATTTAGTTTCTTTGGGAATTTTGTATTGTTCTCCTAGGAAAACTTAATTCTAAAATTTCGTTTCTATTTTCTCTTGTACGAGATGTATGTCCATCTTTTTCTGACATTAATTTTTGTAAGTCAGCATATCCCGGGTGACTAGGTTGTTTTAATTTTGCCCAAGCTTTTGATCTAGCTTGATTCATAACATTATCTATAAGAGTGTTGTGTGGATATGTATTAGGATTAATATCATAAGCTGCAGGATTATTTACATTGGCTTTCATTTCAGCCATAGAATTTTTTACATCCTGCCTAGTAGCTAAATGATTTAAAGCTTCTTCTACATTTTTAAATTTCTTATAGCCAACAGTTATTGGAACGGTTCCTATAGCATTTTGAAAATGTGCTCTTACTTTTGCATTTTTAGTAAACGAATAACCACCATATGCATA